AGGGGCAGACCTACACTATCCCCAAGGGCTACCACAACGGCAGCGGCGTCGTCGCCGGCGTGGCTGGCGGCGGCAACTATTCCTTGCAGGAGAAGTCTATCACGCCCACCACAAGCCAACAGAACGTTACGCCCGATAGCGGCTATTACGGCCTGTCCGGCGTTACTGTTGCGGCGATCCCGTCCAACTATAACGACACTTCCGCCGTGACGGCTGGCGCGGGTGACGTGCTCGCAAACAAAGTCATTGTCAACGCTGACGGCGAGACCATTACCGGCACAATGCCGAATAACAGCGCGGTAACGAAGACGCTCGACGCCTCGACGACAAGCTATACCATCCCCAAGGGCTACCACAACGGCAGCGGCAAGGTGAGCGTCGTCCCTGAAACGAAGAGCGTGACGCCTGCCAAGACGGCGCAGAACATTACGCCCGCAAGCGGAAAACTGTTGTCGAAAGTGACTGTCGCGGCGATCCCTGACAACTATATCGACACTACCGACGCGGACGCCGCTGCGGGGAATATCCTCGACGGCAAGACCGCTTATGTCGGCGGCGCGAAGATTGAGGGCACTATGCCCAACAACGGCGCAACGGGCGGCAGCATTGACGGCCTGACCGCAACGAGCGTGACCATTCCCGCCGGCTACACTACCGGCGGCACGGTGAGCTTGACAAGTGATATCGAAGAAGCCCTCGCGGCGATTTAAGGAGGGGTGCGCGCATGAGCGTACAAAGCGAAATCACGCGCATTTCTAACAACGTCACGGAAACATTGACCGCGATTCAGGAAATGGGCGGAACTGTGCCAACAGGCGCAGGAAGCGACGACATGGCGGCAGGTGTGCGAAGCATTCCGGTCGGCGCGAAGATCAACGACAGCACGGCAAGCACGTCGACAACCTATTCGAGCGCGAAAATCGAAGAAAAGTTTGCGGCGATCGGGACGCAAGAGGAAATCGTGCAACAGGTTATTGCAGCCCTCGGAACGCCGGTTTTCGGCACGGTGGACGCTGAAAACAACATTATTTTGTCTGGCAATCTTGTCGACGGCGTGTATACGCTGAAATACGAAGACGCGGAGGGCAATCAAACAGAAATCGGCACGTTTGCCGCTTCTGGCAACGCTGGGCCGACTTATACAAACGTTCTTCCGCTGGCCGTTGACACAGATGGTCAACCCTATAACGGCGGCAAGGGCTGGAAAGACGGATACAGACTCAACAGCAGCGCAGCCGAATCCCAAGACGCAGCGGCGGACGTCACAGGCTTTATTCCTGCAAAATGGGGCGATACGCTGTATCTGGATGGCGTGTCCATGTCCCCGAATAGCGCTAATCCCGGAAAGACATACATATACGTCTATTCTTCCACCTTTACAAACCTTGGCGCTTATTTCCGGGGTGACGCTTCATTCTCGCCCGCTACGACTAATGGCGGCATAACGTTGCATGACAACGGTATGGTAAAATCCATTGAACTTGGCGGCAATACCTTTGACAACGTACCAAACAACATTGAAAACACGAGGTATGTGCGCATAAGCTGCGACCAGATCACAGACGAATCCATTATCACGGTCAACGAGCCGATTTCGTAAAGGGGTGAAATCATGGCACAATACAGCGATTTCATTCCACGAAATACAGCAATCAAAGGCGCGCGGAGAATCGGAGTTTATAACGCACAGGGAAACAGGGTAGGGCAAATCCCTCTTGAAAATCTTGCTTTCCCCACAACAGACGAACGGCTGTACTCTTTCGGCGCGCTATCTGACGCGCACTTGTTGAGCGACACGGCGCAAAGCGACCTCAAGGCAGCGTTGCAATTTCTGAACGCTGCGGAAAACGTGAAGTTTGTTTGTATTGCGGGCGACTTTACAAACAACGGATCGGCGGACGAGCTCGCAGCATTCAAAGCGTGCGTAGACGGCTATTCTCCCAATACGCCCGTATATGTCGAGCCAGGGAACCATGAATGTTATCCCGGATCAATCTTTCGGGACGCGTGGGCAAATTACATCCAGCCGCCCGCAAGCCATACAGGCGTTTTCCCGTTGTACTATTCCTTTAACCACGGAGACGACGTGTTTATCTTCATGGGAACACAAACCGACTGGGAAGGTCATTTGTTTTGCTGGGATGGAGAGTGGGGCGCTCTGCAATGGCTGTATGAAACCTTGGAGGAAAATCGCAATAAACGCTGTTTCCTCTTCGAGCATGTTCGCCCACAAGACGGATGCGGCAATGCGCTTGGCATTTACGACTATGATATATGGGGTGGCACAGAAGCGACGGTATTCGAAAGCCTGATGCGCCATTATCATAACGTCGTATTATTCCACGGGCATAGTCATTTGCGATACCGCTTGCAGGCGTATTCAGACATTGCCAACTATGACAATTTGTTCGGCTGTCACAGCGTGCACATTCCGTCTATCTCCGTGCCGCGAGACACAAGCAGCGCGGTCAATCCTTCGCGCGTGGATGTTTACGCAGAGTCAGAGGGGTACGTCGTGGACGTGTACGCGAGCGGCATTCACTTGCGCGGGCGCGACTTTGTCAAGGGCGAATACCTTCCGATTGCGTCGTATTGGTTGGATACCACGTTGCAAACCGTCGAGGCGGGCACGTACAAAGACAGCACGGGCACGATCAAAACATAACGGGAGGGCGATCACATGAACGCATTGCATCTTCTTTGGATTGTGCCGCTGGCGGCGGCGTATGGGTTCGGAGTGGCAGCAATGGCGCAGGCCGCAAAGGCGAAAGGCCCTCCCCCGCCCTGACGCGCAGCGGCCTCAAGAGGGACTGCAAAGGGCGATCCCAATTTACGCAGCGAGGCGAAAAACGAGATTTTCGGGAAACTTTGAAAATTTCCGTTGAAAATGGGCGGCGTTGAAAGGAGTTGACGAAATTGGAAGCGCACGAAACGCAAAGCGAGCGAGAAAAGAAGCTGCGGCAAATCTTCTCGGGCATCGACGGCGACGTGAACGAGACAGTTTCGCAGCTTATCGACGAAACGGTCTATCTCGAACAGCAATTGACACTCTTGCGCGGTGATTCTATGTTTCGGGTGCATCCGCAAAACCCGGAATTGGTAAAGGTCAGCCCACGGGCGAAGCTTTACAAGGAATTCTTGCAGCAGTACACAAATTGCATCAAATCTTTACTTGCTGTGCTGAACAAGAACGCGCCGGAAGAGGTCAGCCCCTTGCGGCAATGGCTGGAAGAAAGGCAAAAGCAGCATGAACCGGGCTGACTTGTGGCTTGTGAAGTATCGCGAGGCGATCAGGACGGGCGAGATCGTCGCCGGGCAAGAGCTAATAATCGAACTCGACCGCCTGATTGCCGACCTTGACAATCCTCGATACGTCTACGACACGCGGGACGCGTGGGAACGCATGGAATTCATGCAAGGCTGTATCAAGCTGACGAAGTCGCCTTTCTACGGCAAGCCAATGACGCTTATGCTGTGGCAAAAAGCGTTCATCGAAGTTGTCTACTCCTTCAAAATGGCGGATTCGGGCTTTGACCGATTCAAGCGGATTGTCTTGCTGATTGCCCGCAAGAACACAAAGAGCGAAACGTGCAGCGCGCTCGCGCTCACGGAAGCAATTTGCGGAGCAATGGGCGCGGATATCGTTTGCAGCAGCAACGACGACAATCAAGCATCAATCATTTACGACGCTATTGATACAATGCGCCTGCTGATTGATCCGACAAGCGTCGACACGTGGCGAAATCAACGCTTTATCCGCTGCAATATCACGAATAGCAAGATTTTCAAGCTCTCCGACCGCACGCGGAACAAAGAGGGCAGAAACATCGACTTCGCTATCGTGGACGAAGCCCACGAAATGAAAGACAACGTCATTGCGAAGAGCGTCGAGCAGTCGCAAAGCCTCAAGGATAACCCGAAATTTATCATCATCACGACAGAAGGATTCGTCAACGACGGTTTTCTCGACGATGAATTGCGGAATTGCCGGGCGATCCTGAACGGCGAAGAGACGGGCATTGCAGCCGAAAGAACGTTGCCTTGGCTGTATACGCAGGACAGCGAAGCGGAAGTCTGGCAGGATGAAACGACGTGGCAAAAGTCAAATCCGACGCTTGGCATCGTCAAAAAGTGGGACTATTTGCGGGAGCAGATAGACAGGGCGCGCCGTTCAAAGGCCGACCGCATGTTTGTCCTTGCGAAAGACTTCAATATCAAGGTCAGCAATAGTCAACAATGGCTCATGGAAGAGGATTTCACCTATCCGGCGACGTTCGACGTCGAGGATTTCCGGAATTCCTTCGCGCTGGGCGCTGTGGACTTGGCGGAAACAACGGACCTGACTTGCGCAAAGGTCTTGTTAATGCGAAAGGACGACAAGACAAAATACGTCTTGACGCATTACTTCATCCCCGAAAGCAAGCTCGAAAAATCCGACGATTCTGCCTATGGCGCAAAGTATGCGGAATGGGCACGGGCTGGCCTGCTGACTATTCACGACGGCAACGAAAACGACCTTTCCCGCGTGGCGGATTGGTTCTATGAGTTGTATGCGAAATACGGCATACGCCTGATAAAGTGCGGCTACGATCAGCGTTTCGCAAAAGACTTCTTGCAGAAGATGGACTATTACGGTTTTGATTGCGAAATGGTCTATCAAAACAAGCTGACTTTGTCAAATGCAATGAAGCTTGCAGAAGCAGACTTTAAAGATCAGCTTATCAACTACAACGAAAACCCGGTTGACCGCTGGTGCTACGGTAACGCGAGCATGGAAATTGACAGTCTTGGAAATGTCATGGCGGTAAAGATCAACAATCAAATGCAACGCCGCATTGACGGCGCTGTGACGCTGATAATCCTTTACGAGATTTTCAGACGGTATAGGACGGCACTATTTAATAAATTGGGGTGAGAGTATGGGGCTGTTTGACTTCCTGAATTTGAGCAGGCAGCGGAAACGATACAAATATGCGCAAATGCTGAACGGGCGCGTCCCTGTGTTTTCATCCTTTGGGGAAAACATTTACGCGAGCGACGTCGTGCAACAGGCTTGCTTCTGTATCGTTCAGGAAGTAAAGAAGTTGACGCCGATGCACGTCAGGAAGATCGGGCAGGACGTGACGCCGGTCGCCGGTCGCCTGCAAGCGGTGCTGAACGCGCCAAACGACGTCATGACAACGTCGGACATGCTGGAACGTATCGCGTGGGCGTATCTTGTCAAGTATAACGCTTTCGTTGTCCCTGTATGGGATTCAAACAACGAGATTGCGGCGCTTTGGCCTGTTATCCCTGACCGCGTGACATTCGTCGAAGACGCAGGCGGTCGGCTGGGCGTTGTTATGGCGTTCGCAGACGGCACAGAAACGACCGTGCTTTATAACGACGTTATTCACATCAAGCATCATTACTTCGCAAACGACTATCTCGGCGGAGACGCGAACGGCCTGCCGGATAATTCGGCGATCCTGCAAACGCTCGAAATGAACGACGCCTTGATGCAAGGCATTACAAAGGGCGTAAAAAGCTCTTATGCCGTCAACGGTATCGTCAAGTATAATACAATGCTTGACGATGGCACGATGAAAAAGAACATTGAGGCATTGACAAGTCGCTTGCAGGCCAACGAATCCGGCTTTATGGGGCTTGATATCAAGGGCGACTATATGCCGATTACGCGAGATATCAAGCTTGTCGACAAAGATACGCTCGAATTCATCGACAGCAAGATTCTACGGCATTTCGGCGTCTCGCTTCCAATCCTGACAGGCGACTACACGCCGGAACAGCTTGCGGCGTTCTATCAAAAGACGATCGAGCCTTTTGTCGTCGCTCTTGCTCAAGCTTTCACGAAGGGCATCTTCTCCCGGGCGGAAATCGGGCACAAGAATGCTATTGAATTCTATCCGGAAGAACTCATTTTCATGAGTACGGCGCAAAAACTCGAAATGGTCCGCTTGCTGGGCGATTCGGGCGCGTTGTATGAGAATGAAAAGCGCAGAATTTTCGGCATGCAGCCTTTGCCGGAACTGACCGGAAAGCGCGTGCAATCGCTGAACTATGTCGACACGGCGCACGCGCAGGCATACCAACTCAAGGACGCAAAAACGAAGGAGGACGGGGACGATGGAGAAGAAGAAAAAGACGCTTCCGGCGCTTGAGCGGCGAAGCTACGCTTTCGAAGTGCGAGCGGAGGGCGACGAGCAGACCGGCGCGACGATTACCGGCAGGCCGATTGTATACGGCAGCACGACGGACATTTGCGGCGCTTTTGCGGAGATCATCGAACCGGGCGCACTCGACGGCGCTGACCTGTCCGACGTTCGCTTTCTTGTCAATCATGACATCAACCGCATTCCCCTCGCCCGCTCTCGAAAGAGCGCCGAGGGCAGCACAATGCGCCTGACGCCGGACAAAGACGGCATGCTCATGAGCGCCGACATTGACACGGTCAATAACAGCACGGCGCGAGAACTCAACAGCGCTATCAAGCGCGGAGACATTTCCGGCATGTCCTTCATGTTCTCCGTCGCAGAAGAGCGCTGGGAGGATGTGGACAGCGATTACCCGACGCGCCACATTCTGAAAATCGGTTCTGTCATCGAAGTGAGCGCGGTAACTTTCCCCGCTTACGAAGATACGGAAATACATGCAAGAGGCGGAGCGTTGGAGAATGCCCGCGCCGCGTTGGAGAACGCGAGAAAGACGAAGCGCAGCAAGACGCCGGAGGGCGTGGACGCTTTGGAGCTTGCAAAGGCAAAAAACAGAATCTACAAAATTTTAGGAGGTAAACCACTATGAAGAAGTTTCTCGAAAACCTGATTTCCCGCAAGCAGAAGCAGCTCGACGACCTGATTGAGCGTTCCGACAAGTCTGAAAACCTCGAAGAGGTGCGCAGCCTGGGCAAGCAGATTCGCGACGTACAGGCCGAAATCGAAGAAGCCCGCGCAAAGCTGGCTGAATGCAATACCCGTCTTGACGAATCCCGCGCCGAAATGGGCGACGAAGAGGAAGAAGAGCAGGACGGCGGCGAGGGTGAGGAAGAGCAGCCCACCGAAGAGCAGCAGCGCGCCCGCTCTTTCCGCCCCGGTCACGAAGTGCGCAGCTTTGACCTTCGCGGCAATCAGAACCGCGAGACCGTCGAGAAGCGCGCAAAGGCTTTCGCCGCTTCCGGTCGTATGAGCATCGAAGCGGAGGAAACTCGCGCCGTGCTGGTGAGCAGCGGCGACATTGCCACTCCGACCGGCGTCAGCGGCGTAAATGATTCTTTCGACCGCGTGTCTTCCATTGTGGACATGGTCAAGGTCGAGAATTGCGTCGGCATGGGCGCAAACAAGGTCGCCTATGAAAAGACCGGCGCAACCGCCGCCGAAAAGGCCGAGGGCGCTGCGGCTTCCGAGAGCGATCCCGACTTCGGTTTTGTTGAGATCATGCCGAAGACCGTCGCCACGCTGTCCAAGGTCAGCAAGGAAGTACGTCGTCAGTCTCCCCTGAACTACACGCAGAAGGTCGAGAAGTCTGCCCTGAACGCCCTGCGCAAGGCCGCCGCGAAGCTTATCACGGACAAGATCAAGGCTTCTGCCCTGAACGACTCCGTCGATATTGCTGCGATCGACGACAAGACTCTTCGCAAAGTGACTCTGAACTACGGCGGCAACGAATCCGTCGAGGGCAGCGCCGTTCTCTTCCTGAACAAGCTCGACCTGATTGCTTTCGGCGACGTGCGCGGTACTAACGAGAAAAAGGCCGTTTACGAGATCACTCCCGATACCGACAATCCCAATACCGGCGTTATCAAGGACGGCGGCTTGTCTGTCCGCTATTGCCTGAACAGCAATTGCGCAGCCCTGTCTGCTTCCGGTACCGCCGCCGCCGCTGTGACTATGTTCTACGGCAATCCTCATTGCTGCGAACTCGACCTTTTCAGCCCCTACGAGGTGACCTTGCTCGAAGAGCGTTTCGCCGATCAGGGTATGCTGGGCATCAACGGCGACGCGCAGATCGGCGCTGACGTCGTGGTCGACAAGGGCTTTGTCGTCGTCAAGAAGAGCGCTTAACAATCCGGCGGCGCGGTATAACCGCCGCGCCGCTTTCTCTTGAGGGGTGAGACAATGGCAGAGTTTAACATGCTCGAACACGTGAAAGCATGCCTCGGCATTACGGGCGAATATCACGACGAAGTTATCAGCGCGTACATTGAAGACGTGCAGGGATACTTGCAGGACGCAGGCGTTCCGGAAAGCGTCACGCAGGCGCGTCAATGCGGCGGCGTGGTAGCGCGCGGCGTGTCTGACTTGTGGAATTACGAGGGCGGCGGAACGGCCTTGTCTCCCTACTTTAGGGAACGCGCAGCGCAGCTTGCTTTGAAGTGGGGTGCAGACAATGCGCAGACCTAACGCAGCGGCACAAATGACAACGGCGTGCAAATTGCTTGTTCCGGCGAAATCGAAAGTCAACGGCGTCGAGGTGCGCGAATATCCGGCAGACGGCGCGAGATTCTTCGCAAACGTCAAGAGCTACGGCGGCACGGAACGCGTGTCAAACGACCTGCTTGTCATTGAAGATACTGTCGTTTTGACGACGTGGTTCAGGCCGGATATCAAACCGCATTGTCGCGTCAAAATCCTATCAACCGGCGCTGTTTATGAAATTATAAACGAACCGGAAAATTGGGAAATGCGCGGTCAATATCTTGTCTGCAAGTGTAGGCGGGTGAAAGGCAATGGCTAAAAAATCGAAGCTTGCATTCAACTTCGAGGAAATGGCGGGGCTTGCCGAAAAGCTGGAAAAGGCAGGCGGAAACCTGCAAGCAGCAGCCGACCGCGCCTTGAAAGCGACGCACGACTATATCACGCCAAACCTTGAAGCGGGTATTCGTCGCCACGTGCAGAGCGGCGACACGAAAGAATCGCTCGACAAGGCGGGCGGCGTGGTGTGGGAAAGTGAGTTAAAAGCGCATATCAATATCGGTTTCAATATCGGCGACGGCGGTCTTCCGTCAATCTTCCTTATGTGGGGAACGCCGAAAATGAAACCCGATACAAAGCTCAAGGGGGCGGCGTTCAGCGCGAAAACAAAACGCGAGGTCGCCACGATCCAGCGGCAGGAGATGGAAAAGGCATTGCAAGAGATTACGAGGGGGTGACGTATGAGCGCGAGAAAAGAGCTTTTCGACATTATCGAGGCAACCGGCTTTCCCTGTTGGCGAATGCACGAAATGCCTGCCGATACTGTCTATCCGTCGTCGTTCTTTACGTATCTTTGTGAAAGCGCGCCATTCTCCGAATACTACGACAACAAGGCGCACGCGATAATCTGGACGTTTGCAATCGGCTTTTATAGCGATAATCCGCATTTGGTCGAGAGCGAAATAGAAGAGCTTATCAAGCGTTTGTTGTCGGCGGGGTGGATCGTCGACGGCGCGGGCGAAGACGTGCAGAGCGACGAACCAACGCACACAGGGCGGCGCATTGTCGCCTATAAAATCGACTATTTCGAAAGCGAGGTATAACAGATGGCGAAATTTTTCAAGTATCGCGGCGTCGACGGCCTTGTTTATGCAAGGGTGACGAAGGACGACAACGAAGAGCAGGGCGGCTATCAGACCGGCGGAGTCAAGCCCCTTGCGCCTGTTGCCCGCATCGGCAAGACGGTCGAGAGCAGCAGCGCGACCGAATATTATGACAACGTGCCTATGTTTGTTGTCAATTCCGAGGGCGCGGACGAAATCGAAATCGACGTGACCGCCCTCCCGCTCGAAACTCTCGCCGAACTTATCGGCAAGAGCTACGACAAGACGACCGGCGCAATGATCGACGGCGAACGCGAAGAGCGCTATTTCGCTCTCGGCTATCGCACGAAGGGCACGGACGGCAAGTATCGCTATGTCTGGCGCTTCAAGGGCGCGTTTGCCATTCCGGACGAAGAGAACTCGACCGAGAACGACGGCACGGACACTACCGGCACGACTTTGACCTTTACCGGCATTCATACTACCCACAAATTCGCCAAGGGCAAGTATAACGCCGAAACTTCCACTTGGGAGAAGGGCACGGCAAAGGGCCTTGTCGTGGACACTCGCGAAAACCTTGCGAACGTGGACGCGTTCTTTACAAGCGTGACCACGCCCGACACTCTCAAGGCGAAGACGGCCTAATAACAACAGGGGGCGGCGGCTCGCCGTCCCCTGCTTCAAAAGACAGGAGGCGTAGACATGGAATTGAAGCTTAACATTTACAACAAAGACAGGAGCATCGAAAAGACCTATCGAGCGAATGACTATGCTGTCATGCACGGCGTCGTCGAAGACTTGCTCGACGCGCTCGACATTGAGGCCATGACCGGCAGCGACAGAGACAGCATGCTTTCCGCTGTGTCTCGCCTGCTGCGGTCGCGCAAGGACGTTATCTATCCCCTTTTGAAGGATATTTTCGACGGCCTGACCGACGAAGAGTTGCGCCGGACGACCACGATCGAGATTGTCGACGTGATTATTTCCGTCGCAAAGTACAGCTTGAGCGAAATTCAGACGCTTGCCTTTCGCAAACGGTAACAAGGGCAAAGACGTCGATAGCAAGCTAACGTTATATCAAACTCTTTTTGATATGACGAACACGCTTTGCAAGATTTATCCGGCTTTGACGCCGTTCGCGGTTCGCAGAGAGCGCGCGAAAGACGTCTTCCTGTTGTATCGCCGAATCATTACGCAGCCGAAAACGCAGAACGGGCAGCGGGTGGACAACAAAGGGCGCATTCTTGTCGAAGCTGGCGACGATTTCTTCTAACAAGAGAGGTGAAAGAGCATGCCGGGCGAAGAGATCGACACTACATTGCGGTTTAATGCCGACATAACCGATTTCAAAGCGGCAATGCAGGAGGCCACGCGCGCGACGAAGCTCGCGAACAGCGAATTCAAGGCCGTCTCTGCCGGTATGGATGATTGGGCAAGCAGTACGGACGGCCTGAAAGCAAAGCTTTCGCAGTTGGCTACCGTGCAGCAGGCGGAAGAACGCAAGCTCGACGTCTTGCGGGAAGCATATCGGAAAGTTGCGGCGGAGCAGGGCGAAAACAGCGCGGCAGCGGTCGACCTCCAAACGAAGATTAACAATCAACAGGCCGTCGTAAACAAAACGGCGGCGGATCATGCGAAATTCGCGAAGAAGCTTGAAGAGGTCGAGGCAAGCGCAGGCGACGCAGCGGACGACGTCAAGAAAGCGGGCGACGCTGCAAAGCAAGCCGGGGAAGACGCAAAGGAAGCGGGCGACGGCTGGACGATTTTCAAAGACGTCGTCGCGGACTTTATCAGCAACGTCATTTCCGGCGCTATTGATTCGATTATGAACGCGGCAGAAGCTACGCGGGAATATCGTCGCGAAATGGCACAGCTTGCGCAAAACGCGACCGACGCAGGCGTCAACATGGACACGGTGAAAGGCAAGCTTGCAGACGTGGCGTCTGTCACAGGCGAAACAGATGCAGCAATGGAAGGTCTAAATATGCTCATGGCTTCCGGCCTTAATACCGATCAAATCGTGCTCGCGGCTGACGCTCTTTCGGGCGCTGCAACAAAATTCGACGGCGTCAAATTCGAGGGCATTGCGGAGGGCTTGCAAGAAACTCTTGCGACCGGTACGGCGGTCGGGCCGTTCGCCGAACTTATCGAACGAACGGGCGGAAACCTCGAAGCTTTTAACGAAGGGCTTGCCGGTTGCACGACAGAGGCGTCGAAACAGCAATACGTGATGCAATGGCTTGCCGAAAGCGGCTTGAAAGACGTACACGACGCCTATGTGCAGAATAACGCCGACTTGGTGGAGGCGGAAAAGGCGCAATTCCGCGTAAATGATGCAATGGCGTCCGTCGGTGCGGCTATCGAACCGATTCAGACCGCTTTGACAAACCTCGGCGCGACGATCCTCGAAAAGGTTGCGCCTATCATTACCGAAATTGTGCAATGGACGCTTGACAACCTGCCTATCATTGAACCGATTGTGACGGGAATTGCCGTTGCGTTCGGCGTGCTGGCGGCGGCGCTCGCGATTCAAGGCATTATCAACGGCGTTACAAAGGCGTTTGCTCTCCTGAATGCGACTTTCCTCGCGAATCCGATTGTTCTTATTGTGGCGGCGATTGCTGGCCTTGTGGCGGCATTTGTCGGCCTTTGGAACAATTGCGAGAGCTTCCGGAATTTCTTTATCGGCCTTTGGGACACGATCACAAACGCGGTCACAAAGGCCGTCAAGTGGATCGGCGACAAATTTACGTCTTTGGTAACGTGGTTCAAAGAATTGCCGGGCAAGATTGCCTCCGCCATTTCTGGCGCGGTGCAGAAGGTGACCACGTGGGGCAAAAATGTCTATGAGGCCGCGAAGAAGAAAGTCTCGGAGACGATTAGC